GGGCCTCCGCCCGTCTCGCAGTCTCCTAACCAGAACACGTTGCGCTCATAGCCATGGGCCAATGTCTCGCCAATGACCATGTATCACTCTGCGCTTCACAGAGATGTGTTCCTTCTGCACGTTTAACCCGATGGGTTCGTGTTTCGGGAACATACGAGCGAGGCGTCCCTCAAGAGTGTCATCCCTCAAGGAAAACTTGCCCGTCTCTCGTGTGAAAAGCCATGCCACGAGTCCACGCTCATCCCGCACAATCTTCTTCCGTTTGGATCGAACCAACACGGTTGAATACCATGCGAGGGGAGGTGGGTGGTATAGCTCGCCCTTTCGGGCTTTCCGTCTAAGTGCCACTGAAGGCCGGGCTTCATCAAAATCCTTGACTAGCCCTTCATCACCCATTCCTTCCGGGACGGCAGTACGCCGACCCCGTGGGGAGAGGTGTGAGACTATCCATTCATAGACCGGTTGCAGACGTCTGTCGCAACCCCACGAGCCATTGCTCGCCCACCTTCGCAGGTTATTGGCGAGTAAAATGATCTCGTGTTCCGTGTCTAGAACTTTGTCTACATAGACAGGAGTGACATCAAAACCATCTAGGTAATGTCCGCCGCAGGATTCCCTGAAGAGAGGGCCCCAGACTGAGTCTGAGGTCTTATCTTCGTTAATGGCAAAACCTGCGTGTGACAACACTTTCCTGAACAGTGCCATAGCGGCCACCGGGAGGATTATGTCATCACCATAGACGCTAACTAGCGGCTTGATCCCAAGGACTTCACAAGTTGCAGTCGCCAGGCAATGAAAGATCAGAGATTCCATCTCAAATGTGAATCCGTTCCCCATTGCGCTGAACATTTCGAACTCGTGAAGTCGACCGTCCACCTTACCAAACCTGGTCCGTAGCAGATCGGCTACAACGAACCACCGCGAGTCCGTCCGGGAACCATCACGTATCGGGAAATTCCCGAAGTGATCCCAGACGACTAGCTTCGACATGGAGTTCGAAGCGTTCTCGAGGTCGACCGTTGCAAGCTGCCCTGTTTTCGAGGCCTCTCTAGCAAGGTTTTGGTTTATCGACTGATCCTGGAGGTTGATCCCCCAGGAATACATCCGCTCTCTCAGCGCCCGCCCGACACCTAGCTGTAACACAGCATTGGCACAGGGTTGGACGAAGATTAAGCGGTCCGTCTTAGCTGATTTGGGAACCAGCTCTGCGCGATCACTCTCAACCTCACGGAGGAGAGTGGAGGCATCAATACCCGACCCTCTACTATCATGTCGATAGACATGCTGACGATATATATTTACGGCCCAAGAAGGCGCCGCAGTCGTCAAGTAGAGATAGGCGAGTTCCTTTGCCTCGTGAGTAACGTCCAGGACCTTGGACAACTTAAGTGGGACAGCAGCGTCCGCTGCCGTCGTCCCTGTAGTTGCACCAGGACCGAAGCGCGCTCCGCGTATAAATCCGCGCACATTCAACCGACCAGCGATCTCTGCTGCTTTTCGGCAACTCAGGCTGTATGCCTTGAGTACCCGTGGGTCAATCCCACGCGGCAGAGAGCTCAATCGTTCGTTTGTGGCGCGGTTCACCCCTTCAGCCTTCCAAAAGCTGTCAAGGGCGACACGAGACCTGTCGATTCCCAGATCGAAACCTGGGTACTTCCTTAGTACCTCTTTTAGGAGATACCGATCCCGGAAAATACGAACGTAGTCCGCATTTCTGACATCTATGTCAGGGATCCCAAGACTGACGATCGACTTGGCGTCTCTAAACTTCCCGTACCATTTAAGGTCGTGGACACCTAGAGACTCAGCCAGACGGCCGAACAGCTCGAAAGGATCAACAGGAACGCACCGACTGTCAATGGAAGGGCGGCCTTTCCTTGACTTCTTATTAGAAGTCCTAGGCTTCCCACCTTTGTGAACAGTTCCCATGGGAGAGACTCCACTATGCGTAGTTTGAAGGCACGCACATAACGTACCGGGCAGAGACAAACGGTGCTTCTAGCATAATGCTGGAAGAAGAAACACCCTCTGCAACAGTCCTCATCCAGATGAGGCGTTATGCGCGCTGACGAGGCGCCTGTTGGGCCGCGAGGCTTACCAGACGAACTCACCACGGTCTACCATCCCCGAAAGGATGACGTCCGTGAGGAGACTCGCGAAGAGCTTGCGCTCATACGCGATATCCACTTCGTCCCAGGTTTTGGGAGCGATGCCTTCGTACTTCTGCGTCATGAAGTCTGCTACCCGCGAGACATTCACACCATTGATCACGTCGGTGACGACGCGAGGCGAGAGCATGGTCGCGGTGATGTTACGGAGGGTACTCCGTGGCTCGCCGATCTTGAGCGCCAGAGTCTGGCGCGCGATCTCGGGGGAAGCCGCGAGGTTTCCGTATGACGCCACGTCACCCTTGATCCGCAGAGGGCTCAGAGTGCGCGGGGTCGTACCGTCAGTGACGATAATTGTGCTATTGCTAGGCACGGGAGTTTTACTCCTAGGGGTTTGATCCCCTATCTGCTTGGTTAAGGCCAAAACGTCGCATGTCTGCGGACCTCTATCTCCGTCCGGTGAAGATTTGAGCTAACAACGCGATAGCGTCTGTTACTCTCGTCCCCGATGGGCGGAATAGTTCTAGGTTTGGGACAATTGACGGTGAGGGCGAACTGCCCTCGACTGCACGGATCATGTGGAAATAGTCCTGTTCGCGTGTATTCTCCCAGCCGGCGTTTACCGTCGAGCTGTCGGAAGTGCACGTGGCAAGGCCTTCTCCGCTCACTATCCGTGTCATCGAACCCCCCAGGTACTCCATACCCGTTGCGGCCATCAGTGCCTCCAAATATCTTCCGATAGGGAGGAACCAATCGACTACAAACGAATACGGGAGTAATTCCCAGGCGAGCACGTGTGGCTCCTGGTACCCGAAGTCGTTCAGGTAATAGAAGCTTTCGTCCTTGACGTGATACCAGTATGTCCCCTTCCACTGTTTCTGGACCCTCTGACGAGCAGTCCAGGTGTGGGCAGGACATCCTGTGTTTTCCGTCGTACGAACGGCGTCATATAGGTCACTATGAATTCCTGTGACCCTAATACGCATACCTTCCCTGGACCCTTCGAGTACTTTATCAAGCCACTCTACAGAGCCTGCAGCATCATAGACGAGCTGCATCCATCCATACCTAGCCTCGAGCCACCGACCGGCAAATGACTTTTGGAAAAGTCTTCCGCCGAACGGGTTCTTGCCGCGCTTAATCGCGACGGCAGCTCTTCCCAGATCTAGTGCGAGATCCCTAACCATACTGTATGTTTTCCGGGATTCTAGCAACGCCAAGCTGAAATTGACCTTTTGGGCCTTCAACTTGGACAACGCTATGTTCCGGACAGTCTGGCATGCGGCAATATCGTACAGATAAGCCGGGAAGTATTCGCTCGAGAGGTCACCCCAATCCCATTCCCATACTGGGTACTTGCCATAGTACCCCGCGGGATAGCGATTCCATATAAGGGCGGAACTACACGTCTCCTCAAAGCCCACTCCGGGCTTGTAGATATTATCATCCCAAGTATGGCGATGGTAATAGTAAGACGCTGGTTTCCGCCAACCCGTAGAATCCTTCGGGTTATTGGTGCTCGCTGCCCGCTTTATGCGCGTGTATTTACCATGCGGTACCCAAGCGTAGTACTGGTTGTACAGCTGCCCGTTATGCTTATAGTACGTTTGCTTTCGCGGAACGTACATGCTTATCGGAGCGGTTGTAACATCAGTAGCTGCGTGGGGCATCGTTGGTATCTCCGTGCGCTTTGGGACTTGAGGTGGCTGGCTTGGAGTTGACCCCTCCGTCCTGGAGGGGTCTTCGCCAGCATGCCAAGAACCCAGTCTCATGGAGAGCATCTGGGCAGTGCCTAAGCGACCCCACGGGCCCCTGGTCGACTATGTCGCCAGAGGTTCGAAGTCGCCGGCACCTTACCGAACGGGCTTAAGTCACCGTCGGACCGCCAAACTCCTAACAACCGGACGTCTTGTCAGAACGACAAGCTGTTGGGAGCGTAACGGCGGGCGCCAACATGGCTGTAGGCACCCGAGGCACACGCATCTCGCGATGCGTGTCGCACTGCTTGACTTACAGTGCGAGGGGGTTCATCCCCCGAGGGAGACCACCGGCTAGGAAGCCGGGGGATCT